TTTCGAGCCCTTAATTCGCTCGCCGACGGGTTTCTTATTTGGGTTCTTTTTGCTCACTTTTTAGGCATGAAAAAAGAAAGTATTCCCGTAAAGATTTTTTTATAATTACCCATGACGTAAATAAACAATTTCTCACCCATTAGCGTAGCCATTGGAACCATCCAACTCGCCTCAACACTAAAACCGTTATTCTCGCAGTAAATCGACGTCATATAACCAGAAAAAACGGAAAGCCCGATAACGGCCACCCATTGAATGACGGTGAGGGTTCTTTTCATATATAACATGTAACTAATTTTCCCCATCGTACCCAGCACGATACCAAACACCCAATTTTGAACGTTCGAAAGGAAATCCGCGAAAGCATCGAGAAAGCTCATTTTCGTAGTTTAGTTTTTAGTAAAAGCTCCTTTTCATACCGCTTGAGCGCCTCAAGTTGCACGCGCTTTTTTTCAGTTAGTTTTTTCATCAGTTTAGGGAATTTGGTTAATCCTCCTAACGCCATAAGTACGGCTCGACGCGGTATTTCCCGAACTAAATAAATAAGTATTCGAACCTTTCGTAATTTCTATCGGGCATCGCTGAGGCCAAACGTTGTTAGAATATTCGGGGAATAGCGCCGAGTTCGCGCATAAATAATCGACCATTAAACTCGTGTAATGCTCGGCGTTTTGTTGCCATTTATTTAATTGATCCTTAAAAACGACATCAGGCACGGGAGTTGAATCCTCTGAGGTCCTTTGTACCATCGTCGCGTTATCGATTTTATAGGTTAACGCTGGCGCCGCCTCGACCATCGCCCACCACAAAACAACCCTCCGAGCGTAATCGTCCACAAGGGTTAAATAATCGCCCGCGAGGGTATTATTTGCGACGTCGTTTTTAATCTTTTCGTAAAGGTTGGTCCCCAAATAAGGCGCGAGAAATTTATCTTGAGCCAAATAAATCGAGGGGTATAATAAATTTGGGTCGACCGCCCCGTTTACGTTGGTATATTTTTTAATATACACGTCTGATATTAAAAGTATTTCAGCCATTATCTACGATAGTTTTTTCCGTCTTTTCCATAGACGGGATTTGTTGCTAAAAATCCGTTGTAATCCATATCAATTGGCAATAACGCCACGAGCTCAGGATTTTTCACCGTGTAACCCATGCGCGCCGCTTTTGCTACTGCGATACGTTGGGAATCATTCGCTAGCGGGTTAATTCCTTTGGCATTTATATAAACTTCTTTTTGGAAAAAATGGTAACAATTTCCGCCGCCTTTATAGAACCATATATCGTAAAGCCTCGCCCCGTTTGGTCCCCATCCTGGGTTAACCGATTTTTTTTCCATTGCGACAATATCCTCCTTTCGGTAAAGCTTATCCGCCGCCATCATTTTTTTACAGAATTCGCGCTCGGGCGATTTACTTCCCGCGTATCTATACCGCGTCATAAATGTAACGCCCGCGTAATTCGTTTCGTCCTGTTCGCTTGGCCTCATGGCTTGAGCCCTTCCCGTCGACGCCAACTCATGGGCGGTTATTTTAACGAGCTCCTCGTTTTCGGCGTCGTCGTTTTCATAATCGACCTCGTAGGAATCTATTAAAATATAACCCGAGGGCGGGTCCGTTCCAAGGGCTATCAGCTCCTCGGCGATTTCCGAACCCAACTCCTCGCGTTTAATCCTTTCCATCATTCGAGCGGCCCAATCGCGCCCAGCGTCACCGCCCCACAATTGCCACGCGATGCGTCCCGCCGTTGGGAATCCATCCTCGCCCCGATTCCACCCCGTCGCCTGTTTATCGACCTCATGACGGGCAAAATATGAATTCATTCGCTGAATAGTTTCGGTCGATAAATTGCGGCCGTTGGAAATATCGCGGGCACGGGCCACGCCGACCTCCGTTCCGCCCCTGTTATATTCATCGCGCCACATTAAACCCATTTCGGCCTCGCTTTTCATTTCATCGGTTGGGGCGAATGACTCAAGCGCGCAACAAACGGGCTTTTTTTTTTCATCCTCGAGCGCCTGAGGGGCTGGGGTTGGCGTTGGCTCAACCTTAACGGGAGGGGTTAAAACAAGCGGTGAATTTGGTATAACGGTAATCGTTATATTGGGCATTTCGTAGCTCAAAATTTGCTCGAGCCCGTCCGCTAGTTTTCTTTGGGCGGGGTCAACGACCTGATTTGTGAAAATCTCAAGGCCGACCGCCATTTCATCTTTATTCGAACCGAACCCACCGCCCACGTCACGAATACCGAATAACAAAGGAGTTACCACGCGGTGAGCGACCATAATTAACGAGGTCGATTCTTTCGAAAGAAACTCGTATTGTTTATCGGCGTCGCTGAGCGGGAATGTAGTTATTTCAGGCTTTGGCGTGTCACGCTCGTTAAAAGTCATTATGAATTTACCCGCGTTGCGAGCGCCCGTTAATTCACGTTCCCAATCCCTTTTTATTTGCTGTTGTTCGTCGGGGGCGGGCGCGCCTTGGAATAGGCTTACAATCATGGACGGACTAAGCCCATTCATAATATTATTAACGTGATAAACGCTAATTTCGCGCGCCAATTCGATAGAATTTATTGCACTGTAATAATCAGGGCGCGGGTAAATATTCGCGCCGCAATATGCGAACTTATAAAATATTTGTCTCGGCTCCTCGCCGTTATTCGTTGGATTAAATACGGGTAAAAACTCGGGCTTATTCCTTTTTTTACGCGTGTTCGCCCAATCGTTGGAATGATAAACGCCGACGATTTCCTCCTCCTCACTCGAGACCGCTATTCTACACTCCTCAAAGGGTAAATGTCGAATTTTCGCGATGTTTTGGCGATCAACTGAATAAATTACTTCGATATAATAACCGCCGTATTTTTTATAATCATGAGCGCACCCGTAAAACACGTCGTAAGCGCTGAGCGCCTCGAGCCGTTTGTTATAAACGCCAGCCTCGAGTCCTTTCCCCGCGAACATATCGCCAATCGATACACACAAAGAACCGTGAACGGCCCCCGTGGCGGCGAGCTCAGATAAGTATTGAGGGAAAAGATTATCGACGCCGTAATTAACCCACCCCGAGCGGTCGGTTTTTTCGGCTGAGCTCCTCACCGTGTAATCGGCTAGGGTTAATCGTTTTACGTTATGGGTTTCCATTGTAAATAATATCGTCGTTAATGGTTATCGTTGGGACGTCGTAATAAATCGTCAAGCTCTTTAAATCGAGCCAACCGATACGGCAAAGGCCAACGACCGCCGCGTTAGTTGGGTCTAAATTTACGGCTGAATTTTGGCCGTAAACATAGTATCGATAGCGGCCAGGAAGCGTAAGCCCGAAAGTCGTTACGGTTAATTGGGTTATTCGTTGGTTTTCGATTACAATAGTAGGGATTTGCGCAAGCTCCTCGCCAGCGGTTGAATTTTCCTCATGAATTAAAATAAATAAATAATGAGTAAAGGCGACCGCGAAATATTGCCGCGATTCGTTTAAACTCAGATAAAGAGTTTGCCCCGCCTGATTTGTATTTAAATAATTCATATCGTTACAAAAAAGGGGCGAGGTTTAACGCCCGCCCCCGTTTTAAAATATAGAACCCCTTTAACGAATCTTAGCTATTAACTACGGTTATCCCAGGAAAGTTTGAAAACGGAACGTCACTCGCTGGGAAATACTCCTCGAGGAAATCGGGTTGGTTAGGTTCCTGAGCGTTTAACGTGATTTGATAACCGTTAAGGTCGCCTTTCGCCTTTCCTGATTGATACGAACCCGTAGTTAAAAACGCGCCGTCCGTACGTCCAACACAAACGATTTGATTATCGTACAATTGAACGAAAACGATTAGTTTCGCTTTGCTCATTTGCTCGAGTTCTTTCTTTTTTGCGTTGGTTAGTTTACCCAAAGTAAGCTCGACCGTTTGGTCGTAATATAAAGTCCCGTTTTCGAGGTTGGCGGTTGGAACTACTGTAACCGCTCCCGTGTTTCGGTTGGGCTGATATTGGAAAATATCAATACTTCCCGCCACTCCTGGCAGACCGTCGATAATTCCATTTACATCTAACGTGATTCCGCTTGAGAAAAATTCCCAGTTCGCAAAATATACGTTTTTAACGCCGCCGACCCCCTCGTTACAATCGAGCATGAAGCCCGCACTCAGTAAACATGGCATAGTATTATATTTTTAAAGTTAGGGGGGGCTATTAACCCCCCATTTAATTTTTTAGAACCACGTTCCGTAAGCGGCGATTTCGTTACCGATACCGAACTGAGCACCCGCGAAGAATTTCGCACTAAAGCGAACGTTATCCTCGGCAAATTGGCCCATATCCACAACCTGAATATTATTCCAATCGCTCAGGACATTTGTACCGAACCAAAGGTTTGATTTTTGAGCCATAACGATAGTATCATCGGGCATGCCTGGGCAAATAGCCAACTGATAACCCAAATAAGATTTAGGCATTTCAGGACCGCCATAAGTATACCAACCGTTACCCGCCGCCGCGCTTGCTTGCATAAATGCCTCCCATACGTTTTGAGCGATGTAAATAACAGGCTTTTCGGTAGAACGCTTAACGGCCGTTGGACAATCCGCAACGGTCAAAGCAATTTTAGCGATTACGTTAGAAGAGTCGATAGCTACGGGAGTAGCTACGAAATTAACGCCCGAGCCGCCCGCGTTCATGAGGGTCAAAAGTCCGTCGTACTCGCCCGCCGTAGCGTTAACGCCCGTCCACAAAATCTCTTCATTTTTCGCCGCGATTCCCTCGAGCATGTTAGCGATCAACGTCTCACTCAATGCTGGCTCAAGTTCGCCATTCTGAACGAAATTAGCGCCCCAATCGGCGAGGAACGTGTTCTTGCATAGGTTACGCTGAACTTGGAACTTTTCGAGCGTCAAAGTACGTTCGGTAATTGTCACCGTACCCAGCGGCGTAAAGTCGCACGTCGGAGCCTCAAAGGTTATATTATCAACGAGTTTTTTAACGACTGCTTTATAGTCGATATTTTCTTTTACGGTTACGTGTTGCAAAGATTCATTTGCAAGGAACGCCGCCTTAATGTACTCACCCGCGTATTTACCCGCGTAGGTGGTTGTTAAATTTGCAGTAGTTGCCATTTTTTAAATTCTTATTTAATTTTTTCAATATTATTTACGATACGTTCGCGGAGCGTCATTTGGTTAAATGGCTTTTCCGCTTTTTGCTCGCCGAGAATTACGCGAGTAGGATTTTTTTCTTTAACCGATACGGTCGCGGGTTGCTTTTTTACGGCGGCCAATTCAGCCTTAACCGCTCCGAGATTTTCGGTAGCTTTTGCGGCCTGATTTTTCACCGTGGCGAGCTCAGTTTCCAAAGCCGTTTTTTCGCCCTCAAGGGTTGAAACGCGTTCGCTCAGTTTGTTAATGGCGCTCAGCAAATCGTCCGAGCTCATTTCCTCTTCCATTTCAGGAAGGCCCATTTCGGCGATTTGTGACGCCTCGTTAACGTCGATAAATTCACCGCTTTCGAGCTCGTAACGGCCCGCGGTTGCTGGGACCATATTACCCTCGGCGTCCTTAGTGTAAACCTCGGCGCCAATGGCGAAACTTTCGGCGCTTGTGTAGATAGGAGTCCCATCCATTAATTTGCCTTCCGTTTCGAGCTTAACTTCCTCGAGTTTAATTCCGTGGACGCTTGGATCAATCCCAAACTTTGAAAATATATTTTTCAAAGAATCTTTTAAATTGGTTTTTGACATGCGTTTAATGTTTTGCGTATGGAACGGAAAGGCTTATTTATTTCCCCATTTTGTACGAAAAAAGGGCCCCTCGTTAGGAACCCTTTTTAGCTTCACCCTTAAACACTTGAACCAGAAACTCACCTTTCGGCGATATTTTAAAGCGAATTAAATAACTTTTCGATTTCCTGTAAGGCCAAAGCCTCAGGGCTTACGGCGCCCATATTCAACCCCACATGATCAAAGTATCCCTCTATTGAAAACCCTTTAACCTTCCCCGCTTTTACGTTCGCCCATATTTCGGGGTTATCTACTTTCGAACCGATTAACCACGTCCCAACGGGTACATCCATACCCAAATGGACGCTCTTATCGTTTTCCCCTTCCTTATACCATGATTCTACTACGGTAACGCCCTCGATAGGTTTCAGATGTTCAAAAGTATGCGCATTTTGAAACCCATTTTTCATAAAGGCATGAGCACAGTTATAAATTGTTTCACGGTCAAATACTATATAATACTCCTCGCCCGTTTCCTTATCAATTCTCAAAATTGGCTTATCAGGAATAAGCGCGGGGCCGTATAACATCCGCCGCTCATTATCGAGCGCCTCGAGTTTTACCTCTTTTTTTAACGCGATCCAATTCGACTCAATGGCGGGAAATTCTACGAGCGAAATCGCCTCGACCCCAAGGCTACCCTCGGGCCCGATTATACACTTAAATATTTTTTTCGAATCCATTTTTTTTTATATTTGTGGCGTTATTAGTTTTCTATGTTAAAATATGGGTGGGGCCTCCAAACGTGGGGGCCTTTCTTTTTATAGTCGCGCCAAATCTTGAACTTTTGCGCGCGCCTCAAGTGAACTCGCCACGTCACCCGCGAGCACATAGGCGGGCGTCGCTTGCTGAGGTTGGTTCTGAATATTGAACGCCGCCAGCGGGTTAAAATCGGGAACGGTTCCACCCGTAGCCGCCACGCCTTGAGCGCTCAGGCTTGGGACGCTCGTATTACTTCCGCCACTCGGAGCGGGTGAACTGAATGTAGTCGCCTTAATCTTTGCCACGTTAGCAAGTCCCGCCGCTACTGCCGCCGCCGCCGCGATAAATGCGCGCGGTACGCTCGTAGGGTCGCCAGGAATTAATTGGGAGGCATAAGCGCCCTGAGCGGCTTTGTACGTCTCAATACCCGTTTGCGCGATTTGGAGGGCTTTTTGGCGCTGAAATGCGGCCTTTTGGCTTTGCTGACTTTTTCCCGCGAAAGCCTCGTTTAAGGAAAGCAAGGTCGACACGGTATTTGTGGCGGCTTGGATACGGGCGTCGCTTAGTTGCTTCGCCTTATCCGCCTCGGCTTTGGCCGCGTCCTCGCGTTTTTTCGTTTCCTCATCCCGATACTTTTGGCGGATTTCCCCCTCCTTAGTCAATAACTCGTTCTCGAGGTTGGCGGCATCAGCGCCCGCCGCCTTTAATATTTCGATTCGTTCAAAATAGGAATCGCGGAGCGCCTGTAATTCGCGATCCTTTGCCGATAACCCCGCTTGGAAATTTTGCTCCTCAAGCGCCTCAAGCTCGGCCGCCTCATTAATTGCATTTTGGCGGATTTGGTCCGCGAGCGCCTTATCCTTTTCCGCTTGCTGGGCGAGTTCTAAATCCGAATATTTTTTTAATACCCCAAGGCGCTCGGCTTCCTTTTCCTCGGCGATTTGGTTAATTAACGTTTGATTGTTTCCCGCTTGCGTTTTTAGCTTTTCATATTTTAAATCTAATTGGCGGAGTTCTTTATCTTCATCGCTCAAGCCCGCCTGAAAACGAGCCTCGCGGGCGTCCTTAATTGCCTGAGTTACCTCGGCCTCGTTTTGTTTAATTTGTTGGGCGCGTTGTTGGGCGGCTTGCTTTGCTTTTTCGATACGGTCGGCCTCCGTTTTTTCGGCATCCGTTCGAACCTTTTCCACGCCCGCCGCTTCATCCTCGGCGGCTTTAATATTAATTTCAGTATTCGCCGCAATAGCTTTGGCGCGTGCATCAAGTTGCTCTTTTGTTAAAAGGACTCCGAGCTTTTCGAGTTCGTTCGCCTCGTTTATTACCTTTTCGTTTTCGGCGATTTCTAAGTTTCGATATTGGTCGTTAATAGCCTTAACGTCCCCGCCTGTTTTCTGAGCATTTGCCACCGCCAAACGGCGCGCGTTATCGAGTTTTTTCTGATTCCCCTCGAGGTTCGCGATCGCTGAATCCACAGCATCAGCCGCCGCGACCGCTGTTAATCCGATAGCGTCCGTAAATCCTGTAATCGCATCTTTGACAAATCCCACCACTTTACCAATCGCCTCGAAAGCAATTCCCACGCCAGGAATAACGTTCGCGAGTTTATCGAAATTCGTTACGATTAACGCAATGATGGAACCAATTAAAAAAATGGGGTTCGTTAATAACGCTTTGCCAAGATTTAAAACCGATTTAGTAAACGCTCCCGAGCCTTCCGTCGCGCCTGAGAAATTAAGCCCCTTAACGTTTTTCGCAAGCCCATTAATACTATCAGCGGCCCCCGCGAAATCGAGCGACCCGAGGCGGCTTTGGAGGTTCCTTAAATTATTCCCCGCGCTTTCGAAAGCGGTCCCAGCGTTGGCGCTAATTTCCTCGTTAAAATCAGCTTGAGAGTCCTTTAATTCGCTGAGTTGGGCTGAAAGTTTTTTGTATTCCTCCGTCCCTTGGGTGATTTGCCCACTCGTTAGCGTATTTTGAAGCTCGCGAATTTGCTGTTTAAGCGTTTTCGTTTGTTCGGTTGGTAGATTATTACCAAACGATTCGAGGCGCGCTTTTAATTCGTCGGTTGATTCGCTAACTATTTTAGCCGACCCGCCGAGTTCTTTGTATTGTAAAGCGAGTTCGGTCCATTCGCGCGAGCTTGGATCAACTGAGGCCAATTGCTTTTTAAGGTCGCCGACCTGCTGGGCCCAACCTTGAGCCGAGGCCCCCGCCTCGTTAATGGCGCCCGTGAGGTTGTCGATACTTTTGGTAGCGCCCGAGTCATCGACCGTTAAAACTACTTGAGCCTTTAAATTTTCCTCAGCCATTGCACCAATTAAATATTAGGTAAATAATGAAGCCCCACCAAACAGCAAAGGAGCCCCACTTAAATAAACGGAAAAGCCAAAGGCGTTTACCCTTTAAAGCATAAGAGGGCGTTTTTGATTTTACGCCCATTCTGAGGAGCTTGAGTGTTGGGGTTATTGTGTTGGCCTTCATTTAACGAATTTGTGTGTAATTAAGCCTTAAAAGTACGTTAACGCCCGCGTAAGGGAAGCCCGAGCCGCCCGAGCTTACTTTAAAACGGTGCTCGCTTGTATCGGTTGCGGTATCAATTGTAAACGCCAGCGTTAAAAGTGTACCGCTATTATCCCCCGCAAAAATGGCGGGCGTCGATGCCGCCGTTATACCGCCGATTTTTTCCATATAAAAAGAACCCGTTTCGTAAATCCAAAGGCCGTTAACGTCGCTCGCATGTAAAATGAAATCAACGACCCACGTCGTCGAATCGGGAATAGATAAACGAGCCGCGACATCATTCGAGGGGAATAGCTCGAGCACCTGAGAAACGGCCGAAAATCCACGGGCGTTTGAAAAAATAACCGTCCCCGCCTGAGCCGCTCCAAAATCCCCCGAGGTCGTACGGTCCCCGCCCCCAAAATGGAACCCGAAAACATTGGCGTAAGCATTACGGCCGAGAATCGTCGTTCCCTTATTTGCCCCCTCAAGTTTTAATGTTGATCCAACGGCGAGCGTGGCCATATTACCGTCCTCAATTGTCAACTTTTCGCCAGCTAAAACGCTAAACGATGTTTCAGGACTAACGATAGCGTTTGCCGTTGCGGCGAGTACATTCGTTGGCCTGTTTACCGACGGCGTCCCGAGCATAATAGCCGCCGCCGCGCCTCCACCCCCTGGCCCCCCTGGCGTATCGATACCCTCACCAAAAGCCAAACATCGGCCCCCGTCAACTTCGCTCCACGTATAACCGTAGCGCGTGCAACAAATTTCATTGGCGGGCTGAGGGTCGCCGTTGAAATCCTCAAAGGTTACCTCTTGAACTTGGCCCGCCGTCACGGTTACCGAAACGGGAACTAATGAGCAATCGGGCACGTCCTCGAGCACTTTTAAAAGTGTGAGTTTTGTCGATTCTTGCAACCCGATTTTATAATCGGAAATTTCGAGGATTCTCCAATAGGAGTCCTTAATCCAATAGCGGTTGTTAAAACCAAACGAAAGAACGTCGCTAAAATCTAACGCTAAATGCGCCTCCATTATTCGAGCCTGTGGCGAATAAATCCCGTTAAGATACGGCCGCCAATATTCGTTAAATAGATTCCGAAATGGTGGGGCGGTTATCGCATGTAAAGGCGTTTCGGGTGCAAAGTTTAAATCGAAATCCGCGACGCTTGCGTCCACGCTTGAATAATTATTAAAAATATTAACTGCAGTAGCCGCGACGTCCTGAGCGTGATCGTCGAAAAGTTGAACGGTCGCAATATCAGCAAGGAATAAAAAGCGGAGGTTCGGGATTACGAACTCGCGCGCTGGGTTAATGAATTTCGGAATTACGATAGCGCTCCCGTCGATGTAAGTGGCTGGCGTACTTTCGGCGGTGAGTTGGATTTTTAAATCACCGTTAGCGAATTCATTCGGCAAAGCGGTTGCGCTCGTTTGGTAGCCGTTCAATATTTGGAACCGTCCGTAAACGCGCCCGTTATCTTGAAAAAATTTACTGAATTGATCGCCTCCGCCTTTGTAACTAAAATCAAAATTCCTTTTCTGAAATTCGGTCGTTGGGCTCAGGGTTACGTCCTTGGAAATATCGAGCTTTTGCGTCCAATTTTCCGTTATTCCTGAATTTATATAATCCTTAATCGGTACAATTAAAACCTCCCGAGGTACATCGCGGCTCGGAATCATTACGCCAGCGTGCATGTTTAAAACGTCCCGCACAAAATCAATTTTTTTGATAATTGGCGCGTTGGCCGTAGCGTCGAAAGTATCCCCGTAAAGCCTGAAATAATCCACCAATTCCCAACCTGAGCCCGTTAACGGGTCGTTTGTAGCTGAGCCGATAAATAAAGGCGTGGCGGGAAAGCTCGAATATGGTCGCATTTCATCCCCCGCCTCCATAAATAGCGGGTCCGTAGTAAATTGAATGGCTTGGATTACCCCGTTATTTTGGTCCGTTCCCGAAACGGCGATTTCCAAGTTAACGACGGTCGTATAATTTAACGGCGTGGTATATCGACGGAACGTAATTCCCGCAGTATTCGCCCCGAAACTCGCCGTAGGTTGGACGTGAGCGAAAAAACGGAACGTGTAAAACCCATCATTCGGCGCCACGAAACCCGTCGCGCTATAATTGCCCCCGTTATCTACTATCGAACCGAACGGGATAGGGTCGTTATCAGTCACGGCCGTAGTGGCGGCGGTTAACCCCGCGTTAAAATAAATATCTGAGGCGGTTTCCTCAGTTATTACGCGCTGGCTATTTATCCAAGGAACCCAATAACCTGTTAGAATTGATTCTAAGGGGGTTGGCAGTAAAGTAAAACCCGCGTCCGTTATAATCCCCTCGAATAATTCCCAAGCGTTTAAAAATGGCGTTAAATCGGCGGCGTAAATAGGTTGTTCGGAATTACTAACGGGCCTCGAATTCGGGCTTCCGAGTTGATCCCAATTTTGGCCGCGATCAACTAAGCCCCATTGAACCGAATTCCCGAGGTCCAAATCTACGAGGCTCCAAATGTCCCCCGAGGTATAATTAAATGAAACGACGATATTCCAAATAATTAAACTGTTGGCGACATCGACGCTCGTTATTACGCGGTTAGTTATATTCGTTCCGTTATCAAAGCGAATGGTAAAACCAATCAACTCAGGGGTTACGGGTAACGGGTAAAAAAAATCAGTTTCGCCGATGTTTACATTAGTCGCCATTACCCCCGTTTCGATAATAAAATCGTCCTGAGTTACGCCGTAATTTATAACGTGGTTATAACTCGGAAGCCTCGAAATCGTCCCGAGTAAGCCGTCCCCAATCGAGCGGAATAAATCGGGCGTCTCACCGTAGAACGTGACCAGAATATCCGTTAACAAATCATTTTGCCGAAACGTTTTCATGACGCGCAAATGTCCCCGCACAATTGGAACCGTATCGACTCTAATTTCGGCCGCTACTTTGGTCGCGTAAATATTCTCAGAATCTAAATAATTCGAGTCATCCAAAAAACCGAAAACGGTTACGTTACGGTCGCTCGCAGGGATTCGAAACTCGCGCGTAAAATCGCCCAGCGCCTGAAAATTCCCCACGTCCTGAAAAGCCCAATTTTGCGAAATGGATTCGAGCGGGTATAAATCTAAATAAGTTTCCTCGACCCCGCCTATTCGAAAAGTGGCGCCGTTCCAAACGGGCAAAGCGACGTTAATATCGTAATTAATATCGTAAAGCCCAGGCCAAACCGCTTCAAAGTTTACCGCGTTAACTAACCCGCCATCGTATTCGGTTAGGTCGGGGCCGATTATCGTAATGGGTAATCCTATTAGCGAAAAAATACCGTCGAAAAAATTAACGCCGATTTTATTGGATGTGAACGCGAACGGGTCCGAGGGCTCCTCGAAATCGCCCTCAATGTTTTGACCTCTTCTAACTATTAAATGAACTTCATTTATCATGTCCAATAATCTTGACTATAACTCAATTTCAGAGTTACGTTATATAACTTTCCATTCCGCTCGCGGCGCTCTAAAAAACTCGTTTCCGTTAACGATACGGGCCTCATATCCGTACCCGATAAAATTTGCACCTGATTCGATGCGAGGAGCGACCTTAAAAATATATATTCGTTTTCTTGAATCCAATCCGATGTAACGGTTAGCGTTTGAGTTACTATGTTTTGGCGGTCGTACAATTGGCGGTCGTATTGTGTGAATATTGAGGACGTTCCATTGAATAAAAC